CAAATATCCCGAACTTCTTTTTCGGTTAATGTTTTGTTTACCATACTTCTACAAAAAGGTCTAGAGTCACGGACAAGTGTTCCAACGTATTGGAAATGATTAAGACCACTATCTTTTGCTTTTTTGACAGTAAACTGTCCGTGAAACTGCATTACTGAATCATGTGCTATTTGACCAGCATACTTACGCATGTTGTCACCAGCTCTATCAGAGGCATATTCAGTCCTTAATTTTCTTATTGCCTCTTCTACTTTTAATTTCATTTTTGGGTTAAATTTATTTTCATTAACAAAATCAACTAATTTATTGATTTCTGCCATATTAGAACGTTTGTATACTCCGTTTATATGGCCTCTAATATTTGACACCATATCCTCAAATGGTCGTCCAGCAATTATACTTTGATAGACCTCATCATTTATAACTTTTAAAAACCTTTCAGCCACATCTTCAAAACCAGCAAATACTTGATACTTTAATGAATTAATAGTTTGTAAATCAACATCAGTTAAATTTTTAAATTTAGCTGGTATAGGCATTTTACCAAATGTTTTTAATACCTCGTTAGCTACCCTGTTATATTCTTCATTGATAATTAAATCTGCCTCTTCTAAAAATGTGCTTTCAATAATTGATCGTAGTCTTGGTTGTAATTGTATTGCTAGTCTTATATCAACTAAATCTAAACTACCTTTTGTTGCTCTGGTTAGTTCTTTGACAACATCTTCCTCTAAACGATAAAGAGTATTTATTAATCTTTCTTCGTGTTGATCAGCAAGTTGCTCTAGTATAGCACTCATCTAATACTGTTTCGCCAAGCATATAAACTCCAATATGCAGGACTTAAAGTTTTTTGCCCTTTTACTTTTTTAAGTACACCACCCATACGAGCCATAAAGCTACGTTTTCTTGATGGTATGTTTGATTTGATTTTCATTCCGGGATCGCCGAATCTAACTTTTTTTATATTTGATGTTTTTCTATCTTTGACGTAAACAGCAAACTTTTTTGATTGTCCAGGAGTACGAAAAGGTTTACCAAGTTTTACTTTTTTACCTTGATATGTAGCCATTACTTTTTCTTTCGTTTACGTTTACTTGCTCTTAAAATAATATCTTTATCAAAAGTTCCAGAACGACCACGACTAATTAATTTATTTACCCTAGCCATTGACCATTGAGCCATACCAATACGAGGTCTGCTACCACTACTTAGGAATGCACCTTGCCCTCTACGATATGATGCTTTTAAATCAGCAAAGTTAAAAAGTTTTGATTTCTTTGCTTTAGCTTTTAATGTTTTAACAGTGCTTGCCGAAAGTGGTTTTCTAAATTTTCTAGCCATTATATTTTTGTCCTACGTCTAAGTAAACTCATTGGAATCCTACCACCACTTTTATAAATTGATGACATAGTTTTTAGTAAAGATGCTCTAGCACTACGTTTTGAACCCTTTAGTCCTTCTAAATATTTTGAGGGGATTTTAGTTTTTTTATCTTTTCTAACTTTCTTCTTCTTCTTCGCCACTTGGTGTTTGTCCTTCTATTTCTGTTGTTTGAAACTGTCCTCTAACTGTCCTTGTTGAATCAATCTCATCATTAATAGTTTTGATAGTTTCGTTATCATCAATAACAGCCTCAGCGATTTGTTTGTCTAACTCTTTGTTAAATGTTTCTGATTTAAGGCCACTTGATTTAGCCATTTGTAAAAACTGTAAATCATTTGCCCAATCTCTAATATCAAAAGTATCTGGGTAATCTACTGCACCGTCCCAATCTTTATCTTGCCACTTTGCCCATACACCCCATATTTGATCTTCTGCATTTTCTAAGTAATCTGCTTTTTCACTAAGTCTTGCGTTCAATAACTGAAACTCTGTTTGTAATGCTATACCACTTGCAATCTGTGTTCCTGTTGCTCTTACAGAACCCATGTGTGTGATTCTATCTATTGCATCAACTTTGTTTTGAATACATTTCATAATACCGTCGAGGTTTTGCCCACTAGGTTGTATTATGTATGGTTTTAAATTTGGTTCCATATCTTCTGGTATTTCTATAATGCTACCAGCACCAGCACTTGCCTCAACGTTAGGTGTTTTTACTAAACTTGGGTGATTGGCTAATCTAATTAATTGTTCTTTTTCTGAATAATCGTTGTAGATAGACTGTTGTAAATGTGCAACATCTGCTAAATCACTTATACCGATAGGACGTTTATTACCTCTGAGATTGTAAACATTAACTGCTGGTATCATACCGATAGGGTTTGATATTTCTTCTATAGTTCTTATATCTCCGTCAGCATACTCTTTGTCATAATCTTTTACTTCATATGTGCCGATTGTTTCTTCTGTAAAAACTTTTAATATTGCTCTTTGTGAATTTATATCTTCAACAACAACTAATAAATCTAAATAAAATCTACCACTTGCAGCTCTTTTATAATTCCAATTAACAATGTTTTCTGGAGTGTAAATTGAAATATATGGTCTTATGTCTTGTGATAATTCTTCTGCTCTAGTTTTTGCATTAGTTTGTGGTTTGTCAATTATAACCCAACAATTACCATAGATACTTGCGTTCATTTGTACCTCACGCATAACAGTATCAAATGATCTACCGTCTAAATCCGCATCAGCAATAAATGATTCTAATTGTGGGTCACCGTCTAATGAACCATAATCACGAGTAGGTGGTACTCGCCATAAAAAACTTGTATAAATTTGTACTACGTTTTTGCAGTGGTTATCAAGTGGAGTATGTCTAATCCTAGCATCGTACTCTTCAGGACTTTCTAAAATATATCTATGTAAATAATATCCGTTTTTATAATCATTACCACCAAGATAACTACGAATATAAAACTCCCAATTATTGACGTTCTTATGCCATAAGTCATGTTTGCTTGTTAAAAAATCTCTGTCCATCAACTCCACCTACTAGGAGGGCTCGGATTAAATTCCCTTTTGAGTGGGAAATTATATTCTACCATATAACCTAAAGCATCATTAAAGTGATCGTAGCCACTATCTTTATCGGGTATATGCGTTCCCTCTTTGTATATTTGTCTTTCTATGCTTTTAATTACGTTTTTGCAAGATTTTAAAATAAACAAACTATTAAAACCTTTTGCATTTTTTAGTTTAGCATTAACTGAATTTATTCTATCTCTTACTAATGGTGCAGTATTTCTTGATCTTACTTCAAAGCCAGCATTTTTTAATATGGCTAAATCAGTAAGACCACCAGCAGATGTTTTTCGTTGCCTTGCACTTGGGTCTGGATAGATCACACTTTTATTTTTATACCTACTTTTAATTTCTTCAACCATTTCATTTGTGTTTGATGACCATATTTGTATCTCATCTATAACTATAATTCTATCATTTTCTATTACGGAAACAACAGCACACATTGGGTCAACGTTAAAATCTAATCCAATATGCAAAGTTTTATATGGGTTTGCATAGTGATCAATAATATTTTTATTTCTATCAAAATTATAATAAATCATACCAGCATAATTAACAAACGATGCCATGTATTCTTGCTGAAAAGTTCTTTCGTCTAAATCTTCTTTTGCTTGTTCTATTTCTTCTTTAGGAACTTGTAACCCCTCTAACGTTGTGAATTTAAAACTTTGCCATTCTTTATCGCTTTGCCCTTTGACGTACATATCATAACCCCAATTACCAAATCCTCTAGGAGTGCCACAAAATAAAGCATGCCCTTGTGTATCACTAAGAGTAGGTCTTAATACCTCATACCAAGCAACAGGGCTGATGTCAGCAAACTCGTCCATGACCAAGAAATCTAAACCAATACCACGCAAACTGTTTTCATTATCAGCACCTCTTAACGATATTCTTGAATTGTTACGCAATATTACAGTCAAATCGCTGTTATTTACCTCTGATAACCAATTATGCTTACGCAATCTTTGTACTAATTCTTGCCAACATATTGCTTTTGCTTGTCTATAAGTAGGTGCTACATACCATACTTTTCTGTTAGGAAACCTTGCAAATCTAGCAAGTTCATTAATTGCTAAGAAAGTTTTGCCAAATCTTCTGCCTGTAATTAATATTCTAAAGCGAGAGGGATTATTTATTACCTCTGCCTGAGGTTCAGTAAGAGGCATTAAACAAGGTCAGTATTCCATGGCAATGGTTCTGATTCTTCAGATGTTTCAACCTTATCTTTCATACCTAGATAATTTTTAGAAAGCCATATTAACATAGTAGTATTACCACGCATGGCTTTATCAAACATTGCTCTTCGTAATGACCTTTTGCCCATATCCCATCCCTTTTTTATAGGGGGGTCAAAATTACGTTTTAAAGTGCTTACTGATACTCCGCAAAAGTTCGCAATCTCTTCACGAGTACACTGCATTGCGGCGAGTTTTTCTATATCTTCTAAGGTATATGGCAGTTCTTTTTTAGGTCTGCCTACTTTTTTTTTCTCTGTCATTTTATCCTCTTTCCCCTGAGTTATGGGTATTTTGACTTTTTACATGACTTTTAAATATATTTCAGCAACTTTTTTTCCTTCAAAATATTGGAGTTCTTTATATCCATTTTGGATTATTGATTCATATTGTTCATTTTTTTCCAATAAATTAACTAAATCCTTACTATCATTTACAAATAAACAATTAATATTTGCTTTCATTGTATCATCAGAATTTATATTCCATTTTTTATTTAATACTACAATACAACCACTATCCCATGCTTCAAGAAATGTATATTGAGAACCACCACCATCTTTTTTTATTGCTGACATATCAATCATATATTTATGAGGATTTAATATGTTATAAATATTTCCTGGGTGATTACTAAATTTTCCAAAATAATTCTTATCCCAATGTTCGTCTATTTTTTTTAATTTAAAGTAAGTATATAATCTATTTTCAGCACCATAAATTTTTATTTTGTGTGATAATTTTAAGTTTGCCTCAACGATTATTTCTGTATGTTTATCAAAATCAAGCCTACTCGTAGCTACAGCTAAATCATTTTTTTTGTGTTTAGTTTTATTATACCGTATGTAAGGATGCTGAATAAAATTTGAATCAATACCTAATTCATTAAGGTTATCACAGTTTATTTTCCTAATTGTAATGGGTTTAATATTATTTTTTTTTATGGTTTCTATTAATTCTAGTTTCATTTCAGTAGGATCATGAACTATTAAATTGGCATTATTTTTCAATAATTCGTCAGTTATTTGTAAATAATTTTTATCTTGAGCTGTGATAATTGTTTGAAAATTTTTTGAAATATTTATTGCTGTTTTAATATCTACATTTTGATAATTAACATCATCATTAAAATGCCTTTGTTTTGATTCAGTTTTGTTTCCAATTTTGAATAAATAAACAGGTATATTAAGTTTTACGAATGACCTGTATAAATGTGATGTAAAAGTTACCCAACCACCATATTTAGGTTTAGCTAAATAAAACAATGCTATTTTCATTTATATTTTACCCTTTCTAATTCTTCTTTAGCACTGCCACATTCAGTCATTTTTTCTCTAAAATAAGCCACTATTGAAATTCTTTCAGCATTCCCGATAGGTTTAATTTCTGTATTACCATGCAGTTCATGAACATCAAAGAATGCTACATCACAACTACGAACATCAACACCTACACCATATTTTGGAATTATAGTATATGCACCTTTATAATCGCCAGCTTGTAAAACACCTAGATTACCAAAACCTTCTTTTAAATCGCCAGCATCATAATGACAGGCAGTTCTAAAATTTTTGTTAACTGTTATTGTGGTAAATGGTGTTTGGGGTATTTTAAAATCTTCATGTGTATTATCCCATGCTTTTTTTTGTGCTTCATATCTTTCTGGTATGTATCTCTTAAATAAATCTCCTATAAATTTTACATAGGGTAAAGTTTTTTTGTATTCATCAAAATATTTGCGTGTAAATTCAGTAGTACGACAATAAGGTATCCTAGAATATCTATCAGCATATCCTACAATAGAACTATGTACTGCTTTTGCTTTTGGACTGTTTGATAGTGTACCGTCTTTTCTAAGTGGCCAAAAACGATTACCTCTTACTTTTCCTACAGTTAATCCGTCAATTTTATCGCCTGTTTTTAATTCTGGTGGCAAAGGACCAGCTGCTTGACCACGATTATTTGATACAGCAGTTGCTTTTCTAAATACTTTATATGCCTCAAACGCAACATGTTTAGGAACTACATTTTTTAAAAAAACAAGTAAAGTATTGCCTTTTTCATCTTTAACTATCGTATCAGAATTTATTACAGGATATTTTAGATATGATTCATCTAAAAAATTACCATGCAAATCTTTGATTTGTTGATCATTTAATACAGGGCTAGCCTCTATTGTGTTCATTTTCTATAGCTTTAAAAACAGTATCAGTTAAATTATTTGTATTATACCTTTCTTGTAATGCATTTATCATCTCTTTAAATTTTGGTTCTGATTCAGAATTTAAAAATAATTGCACCATACGAACTTGTGAGGGAATAAAATCCTCTACGTTATCTGTATCAGTTTCCATACCAGATTGTTCTGGGGATACAAACAACGGATCATCTTGATTAAATATCCTGTTGAGTTCAGCATTTTCAAATCCTAAACTATCAAGGTCAAACTCATGTTTTTGTAAATCTAATAATTCTAAATTTAACAACTCATTATCCCACTGTGATTCTTCAGAAACTCTGTTATCAGCGATTCTGTATGCTTTTACTTGGTTTTTAGATAATTTATCAGCTACTATAACAGGAACCTCTTTCATTCCTAATTTTTTAGCAGCCATATATCTTGTGTGACCTACAATAATAATATTATCTATATCTACTACTATCGGTTGTTGAAATCCAAACTCTTTTATAGAGCCAGCTACTTTATCTACATGCTGATTTTTTCTTGGGTTTCTTGAGTAAGGGATTATTTTATCTAATTCTATATTTTGCATAATATTACCTATATTCATTTGCCATTTCTAAATCTTCTATGGCTTGTTGTTTTGTTATTTTACCTAGTTTTATACCTCTATCAATAACATCTTTGTGTTTTAATGCCCAGTCTTTAACAAATCGTGTGACTTTTTTATCTCTGATAGCATCAACAAACATTTGTAATCTAGTGTCATCGTGGTTGACTACACCTAAATTTACTGTTGGTTCTGGAATGTATTCTTCCCACCTTTTATCTTTTAACCATTTACTAAAATGAGGTACAAACTTTTTATCTTCAGTAGCTGAACATAATTTATTATAACCCATAACTAATCTATCTGCGTCAGTAATTTTTATTGCTTTTAAATATTGTTCATATGCCCTAAATTTACTGCCTCTCTTGTTGTATAATCTATTCCATAAATCCTCAAATGCTCCATTATATATATTATAGTTAATGGTAGAGGTAGGGGTAGAGGTAGGGGGGTTTGTGCTAGGTTTTTTTGGACGGCCACCTAATTTACCATTCTCTTTAGATGCCTCTATTCTTTTAGTAATATACAAATATTCTTGTAGTTGTCTTTCGTTTTGCCAATGTTCATTAACTAATACAAAATTTTCTTTTATAACTTTTTCACATGAAATCTTTTCATGATCAGCAAACGCACTCGCAATACGATAATAAGTTTCTTTATTATTCGGTATACCCGAACATCTTTTATTCCAATTCCAACAAAGCAACCGAATATAAATTCCAATCTCTTGATTAGTTAAGTGTTGCGTTCCTGCAACAAAATCTTCGGTAAATAAATACCATGCTTTTAATTTATCTTTAGGTTTTGAACTTTCTTCTATAAACATATTTAGCCTCCATTTTTAATCTGCCTATAATATTTTAATGTGTATTCATTAACTTTGAAATCAAAATCATCTGATGTGTAGTCTTCGAATAACCATTCGTCTTGAACTTTAGCAACCGCAAGTGTTTGTGCCTCTAACCACTTACCCATAAATTTGTCCTGGTCATGTGGGTCTTTCGGTAATAAAATTTTATTTTGATTGACTTGTACGACGAGGGACATACTTATCTATTATATCTACTAATTGTTCTAAACATTGTTTGATATTACCTTTTATAATAAAATGTGGAGTGTTTAAAGCACTAGATTGTATCTTCCATAATTTTTGAGATTGAGATAACTGCCCTTTTTCATTTTTTAATTCTACATATAAAAGTTTGCCCTCTGGGTACTCAATTACTAAATCTGGTGCACCAGAGCGAAAACCCATTTTTTTTAATTTAACTTGATATTGAACTGATCGCTTTCCTTCATTGGCTATATGATAGTGCCTAAAAATATAAACCTCTGATAATTCATTTAACAAAAAATTACATGCTATTTGAATATCAATCTCTTTGGTCATGGGGGCAAGGATAAACTAACTTACCCCCAATATGTAGTGTCAAGTTGGAGGCGACACCACAAAAAGAGCTTT